AGGCCGCCACCTCCTGGGACTTGCGGTTCCGGGAGAACGTCGCTGCCGCGTCGTGGCACGGGGCGCACTGCTCCTCGCCGCGTCGGGTGTGGGCCTGGGCGCCTGCGTAGGTGCCGCACCTGTGGTCAGCCGTCGGGGCGTCGAGCGTGCGTTCGGTGGGGCGGGGCAGGTCGCCGGCGTCGCGGGCTTGCTTGATGTACCGGTACACGGACCGCTCGTTCAGTCCGAGGACTCGGGCGATTTGCGCGGGCGCCACTCCCTGCTTTGCCTGCGCGACCACTCGGTCACGCGTCGACGTCAGCCGCGACGGCGGGACCTTGCGGGCAGCGGGTCGCATCGTCCGCTCGTCCGGTGTCATGCCGCCACGGATCGCGTAGCGGTCCCCGGCAGCGTCAGCGAGGCACTGGTCGAGGACTGGGCAGGCCGCGCAGGCCGCCTTCGCCTCGTCGACTCGGGCCTCCTTGTCAGCCGCGGACTCGCCGCCCGCCGGCTCGAAGAACAGGTCCGGGTCCACATCGAGGCAAGCCGCATCCGAACGCCAGACGTCCGGGATCGTCGTGTCCTGGGTGTGGGGGCGGGTCAGCGTCCGCGCCCGAAGGTCGGGACTCATGCCGCAACCGCCTCTCCGGTGAGGGCCTCGTAGACGGTGGCGGCGAGGTCACGGGAGCACGGCGGGGTGACGGCGTTGCCGGCCATCTTCGTGACGTCGGCATTCGTGGCGGGCTTCCCGGTCTTCGGGTCGATGGCGTCCCAGCGGTACGTGCTGGGGAACGCCATGCCGGCGGCGACCTCGTGCGGGCGGAACATCCGGAACAGGACGTCCGGCATCAGCTCGCGCGCGGCCCGCAGGTCGGCGACGGTCACGTTCGGGCGCCCGGACTGCACGAGTGCCTGGTGGCCCTTCGTCGTCAGGGTCCGCAGCTCCTCGAACATCGGTGTCGTCATCTCGGCGCCGCCGCTGTTCATCCGGTGGATGAGTGCCTGCCCGCCGCCGGTGGCGGTGGTGCTCGTCGGCATGGGCTCGCTCGTCGTGCGGACCCGGTTCTGCCGCTGGTTCGTCATGACGAGCGCGTGGTGGTTGCCGCCTGCGGTGAACGTCCCGGCCGGCTCGGTGACCGGGCGCGCGGTGCTCGTTCCGTACATCTCGGCGACGAACGGCGGCTGCACGAACCCGCGCGTCTCGCGGGTCGTCAGGGTCCGCATGTACTCGCTGGTCGGCCACGCCCGGTAGTAGGCGTTCGGGTCGCCGTGCTGGGGGTGCTTCGGGTCCGCGGCGTCGTACTGGTTGCCGGACTCCTCGATGTGCAGCGGGCCCCAGTACCTGGCGATGCCGGCGGCGATCCGGAGCTGCGTCTTCTCCGCGAGGGGCTTCGACCGGTCGCCGATCCGCTCACCGGGGATCGACCAGTCGATCGCCGCGGCGGCCGGCAGCCACGTCGGCTCGACGACTGCCCCGCAGGCGCCGTGCACGTAGAGGTACTGGGACCGGTACTTGCCGACGACGCGGCCGTTCTTCCACGACTGTGACGCCTCGATGATGGCGTCGCACTTCGGGCACCACGCCTTCGGCCGCATCGCGCGCTCGACGTCGGGGGCGCGCTCGCCCTCGCGCCAGCACACGATGTAGATCCGGTCGCGGGACTGTGGGGCGGGGTCGCCGAGCATCTGGGCGTGCATGCTGTTCAGCGAGACGACCCGGAACCGGTACCCGAGGGCACGGAGCTGGCGGCGCCACTCGTGCCACGCGAGCCGGTACTTCTCCTGGGTCGCGATGTCGACGACGTTCTCGATGATCATCGCCCGGTACTGGTGGTACTCGGCGAACTTGAGGACGTCGAACATCAGGAGACGCGAGCGGGTCGCGGCGTCCGACGACAGCGGGTCCTCGAACAACCCCTCCTCGATCGCCGGCCGGGCGGTCCCGTTCGCCTGCGACCACTTCGTGCACTCGGGCGACGCCCACAGGATGTCGGTCTTCTTGAAGAACGACGGCTCCTCGAGGTGGAGGTCCGCGGCTGCGTGGTCGGTGTAGGGGTGGTTCTGGTTGTGGGTCTCGATCGCGAGGGCCCAGTGGTTCGCGGCCATGACGACCGTGAGGCCGGGGACCTCGGTCATGCCGGTCGACGAGCCGCCGGCGCCGCAAAAGAAGTCCGTGACCGTGAGGTTGGCGCTCATCGGTTCCTCCGTGCTGCCGTGTAGAGGACGCAACCGACGACCACGACGACGATCCCAACGGCCAGCGCCGCGGTGGTGTCAGTCCCGGTTGCGGCCAAGACGGCGGGTGCGACGGGTGGTCGCTGCGAGCCAGGCCCGGTAGGTGTCGCGGACGGCGGCTGGGTCGCCAGCACGGCAGGCGTCCTCGTGGGCTCGTGCGAGGGCGTCGACGTCGCACTCGGGGCCGGTGAACTCGGGGTCGAGGGCGTCGCAGGCACCGCCGGGGTGTGCGTCGGCTGGGGCGTGCTGGTCACGGAGGGTGAGGGTGACGCGGGCGGCGAGGACATCGAAGGACTCGGGGAGGGGGCGCTTGGTGACGGTGTAGGCGTTGCCTCGGGCGTCGTAGACGGTTCCGCCGTCGGGGACGTCGTTGAAGACGGCTGCGAGGTGGGAGTCGCGCTCGGAGTCACGCTGGGCGACGGGGTCACGGTCGGGGAAGAGGCGCACGGGGTGGGCTCCTTGGTGGTCAGGCAGACGGGGGGCTGGCCGCCCTCGCCGTAGTGCTCGTTGAAGTCGCTGATCTGCACCCACGTCACGCAGTCCGGGTCACCGAACGCAGACCAGGGGATGAACGCGGCACCGATGTACTGGGCGTCGTCGTGCCGCTTGCCGGCGCACTCCGCGTCGGTGCGGGTGATGCACTTGCCCTCGAAGTGCACGGCCCCGGTCCCGGTGGTCCAGCGGATGTTCACGTGCCCGTTGTCCTGGAACGTGCGCCCCGCAGGCAGGGCGATCCCGGTGCGGTCGACGGTGTACGGGGTGGGGGAGTCGGACCCGGCGGCGTGAGCTGCGACCGCGGTCCCGACGACGATCGCGGCCACGATGACGACCGCCCACAGGCAGTACCCGACCATGCGGGCCGTCGAGTACCCCTCGACGATTCGGTGGTCTCGGGCGTGCCGTGGTCGGGTGGCTAGGGTCTTGCGTGGGTCACCCATGCGGGTGCCCTCCTTCCGGTTGGGAGGGGCTGCCCCGCCAGTTCTTCTTGGCGGTTGAGGTGGCGGGGCAGCCGTAGAACTTGGGTCAGCGGATCTGGGACTTGCTCGTGCCGTCGCGGTACGTGCGGGAGTTCGCCCCCGACTCGTCGTTGTCGGCCTTGCACCCGTCGCACCGCCACCACGTGCACGTGGGCGACGTGCAGTGGCGCCACTTCTTGCGGTGAGTCGGGTCTTCGGGTCGCTTCCGGTTGCACGACGTGCACAGCACGCCGGCGCGGGGGTCGGTCGGTCGGTTCACGCTGCTTCCCTTCTCAGGTCGCCAGCCATGACCCCGAACAGGTCAGCAGCGGCAGTGGACAGTCGGGTGACACCGTCGGTGTCGTCATCGGTGATGCCGCGGGACTGCAGCTCATCGGCAAGCCAGTTGCCGGCCTGCAACCACAGCTCGGCCTGGGTGAGCGCGACCCACCCGTCGGTGGTGAGCCACGCCCACCCGGCCCGGTAGTGACGGACCGGCACCTCGGCGGGGTCACGCCACTGGGGCACCAGCCATCCGTGGAAGCGGGCCTCGTCCCGGTGTGCTTCGACCCAGCCGTGACATCCGGTCGTCCCCGACCCGCAAAGGACGACACCGTTGGTGGTGGCGTTCACGGCCGCGTTCCTGCTGCCGCCCATCCCGCGGGGCCGGCGGTGGTGAATGGACCAGGCCACGCCGCGGGCGTGGAGATCGATACCGCGACCGCAACGTGCGCAGGCGGCGTTGTCGCGTGCCACGATCTGCGCGACGGCCGCCTTCGTGAACCCGGTCACGAGTCACCCCGCGCGATGCGGGCAGCCTGGTAGGCATCCGCGCTGTCGATCCAGTGACCGACCGAATCGGGCAGCGGGACGCCATGCACGGGTCCGCGATACGCCTCGATCTCCGCGGCGACCTTCGCCCGCACCTGCGACTCGATCAGGGGAGCAGATGCGGTGAGGGCGATCAGGGCCTCGTGCCGGTAGTCCTCCCAGATGACCGGGTCGCCACCGAATCCCTCGTACCGCGCGTAGTCATCTGCGAACACCGCCCGTGCCGCTACGTCGGCCGCCTCGGTCAGGTCCAGGTCACTCACGGCTGACCCACCGCCCCGGCTGCGAACTCCGCGCGGACGGCCGCGTTCAGGCTGCGACCCACCTCGAGCCGGTCCCGCAGAGTGCGGATCGACTCACGGGCGGCACGGACCTTCGCCTCACCGATCTCCGCGTCTAGCTTCGCGTCCGCGGTGTCGAGGACCGCGGTCTGCTTGCGGACGTCCATCGACCCCGTCGTGGACAGGAAGGTGCGGGCGAACTGCACCTCGAACCGGGACTTCGCCCGCACCGCGTCCTCGTCCAGGCGTGCGATCTCGGCCGTCTTCGCGTCGAGGTCCCGGGCGATCCGGGAGAGCTCGAGGACGACGTCCTGCTGGGATGGGAGGGTCACGAAGCCTCCTCGACGATCTCCGCATCGACCGGCTCGTCCGCAGGCGGCGGCCCGGAGACGACCTCGGCGCGGGTCGTGATGGCGGCCTTCACCTTCGTCAGCTCCGGGCCTGTCAGGCCGTTCACGGCCTCCGTGTACAGGGCGCGTAGCGACTCGACGTCGTTCATCGCCTCGGCCTCAGCGACCCAGTCCCGCGCCGGAACATCCTCGACACGGGCCACGGCTGGCGCAGGGTCCGCTGCCGGTGCGTCCGCCTGGGCCATCTCCTCGGCCGTGTACAGGCCCGACAGGTCCATCGGGAACGCCTTGCGCAGCGCCAGAGCCTCCGCGCACTTCGCGATCATCACGGCAGGCTTCGAACCCCACAGGCCTGCGGGCTTGCCCTGGTACTCCGACGCGTACTCCGCGAAAAGGGCCACCGCGTACAACGGCTGCGAGAACCCCTTCCGCAGGACTCCCACACGGGCAGCGACGGGCGCCTCGGACTTGAGCCACACGTCGCGCCACTGTCCGTCAGGGCCGCACCACTCCGGGCCGACCTGGCCGGCGTACTCACCGGACCGCTGGGCCACGATCCGCAGGCCGTCGATCGACGCCTGGATCGTCCACTTCGTGCGCTGCGATCGGCGGTCGAAACGGCCGATCATGTAGATCTGCCGGGCGAACGGGTCCAGACCGGTCCGCTGCGCGAAGTTCAGGAACACGGCCAGGTCGCCCTGATCGGCGTCCTCGACACCGATCTGCCGCAGAGCCGCGATCTGACGGGGATTCCAGTCCGCCTGACCCGCGGTGACGGCCAGGGCGGACGACGGGTGCTGGGTGACGGTCGCCACCGACTGCGAGGTCATGCTGCCTCCTTGTTCGTGATGGGGGCGAAGCGGCGCGACGGGGCGCCCTGCTTCGTGAGGTCTGCCTCGACCTCGACGGGCGTCTTGCCGGTGAGCTCCGCGATGCGGGCGACGGCGGCGGCCTTGTCGAACGCCTTGCTGCCCGCGACCTGCTGCCAGCGCAGGACCGGGCGGCCGTTGACCGTCAGGAACTCGTGCTCACCGATGAGGGCCTTGAGTCGGGCCTCGATCTGGTCCCGCTCAGCGGAGAACCGGGAACCGAGGTCGCGGATCTCGTCGAGTCGGGCCAGGTCCTCGAGGTACATGTCCGGGATCGGCAGGGCGGTGACCTCGACGGCGTCCGACGCCTCGACGAGTGGGAACCGGGCCGCGACCTCGTCCGCCGTCACGGTGGCGAGGTCCATCGGCGGTGCCGTGCGCGACGTGACGTACCCCCAGAACGTGTCCGCTGCCGTGATGGCACGCGCGATGAACGCGTCGTCACGAGGGAACGGTCCGAGGACCTTCGTCTGCTTGCCGACCTTCGCCGCGAACCACCCGTGCGACCGGCCGGTCACGTGCATGGCCCACTGCAGCTGGACCCACGCGTGGTCAGTGATCTGACCGCCCAGGACCGTTTTGCCGGCTGCGGAGAGCGACTCGTGGTCCTTGATCTCGAGGACGCCACCGTCCGAGACGAACCGGTCCGGGTTGATCAGGTGGTGCGGGTTCGTCTTCGACTGGTACGTCCCGGCCCGACGAGTCGAGAGGCCCGTCTGCTGCTCGAACCGGATCGCGGTCAGGGCTTCCGTCTGGGAGCCCCACCACATCGCCTCCGAGGACTCCTCCTCGAGGATCGGGTCGACCTTGCTCTGCCACGCCTGGAACGGGGTCTGGTACTTGTTCGCACCCATGAGGGTCGCGATGTCCGTCCCGCCGACGCCGAGGGTCCGCACACGGAGCCACTCCGTGCGGTCCGGGTCGACCGGAAGGATGAGCTTCCCGGCGGGGGCTGCGTAGTTGACGCTCATGCTGCCCTCCGTGTGGTCGGGCCGACGAGAGCGACGGGGATGGCCGGGTAGAACCGGGACCAGCCCGTCAGGACCTCCATCGGCGGGTTGTCGTAGAACACCTCGCGGGCGATCGGGCGCCCGTCGGTGATGACGCCGGCGAGGGCGTGGCGTCGGATCGGGTCGTCGACCGTGACCCGGATGGTGGGCTGGTCCGTGATCTCCACGGTCGCCGTGATGTTGGCCTGTGCGATGGCGTGGGCGACGTGCTCCCGCGCACCGGTGAGGCGCTCGTCAGCGGTCAGGGTCGTGACGCTCACGCGGCGTCACCGAACCCACGGACGGTGCGGTCCGGGTCGTCCGAGAACGCGTCGCGGGGTCGCAGGGCGCGGACGTTGTCGTCGGCGCGGTGCATCGCGGGCCGGAACGGGCCGCGGGACTTCGACAGGTCGGTGACGAGCTCGTACGGGGCCCGGTGACGGCCGGGGCCGTCCGGGAAGGTGGGGCGCTTCATGGGTTCTCCCTGCTTGGCGGTTGAGGGTTGGTGCGTGCCCTGGCGCCCGGTCTGTGAGGGGCGTGTGTGCTGCCAGGGCTGGTAGGGGTGGTTCATCCGGCGCGACGGGCGTTGGTTGCCTCCGCTCTTTCCAGCCACGCGTCGAGCGCGGAGCGGCGGAACCGGTAGGGACTCGTCCGGCCACCGGGCTTCGACGCCGGGAGGCGGCCTGTGCGGGCCCACTCGCGGACCGTCTCGGGGTGCAGGTCGAGGTAGTCCGCGACGTCGCGCACTCGCATGAGCGGCTCTGGTCGGGTCACGCCGCGTCCTCGTAGTAGCCGTCCCGGACGATCGCGACCTGCCGCACGCGAAGCACCCGTGAGGCTTTCGCGAGGAGCTGCGGTGTCAGGCGCTTGCGCCCGGCTGCGATGTTCGACAGGTACGCGTAGGAGATCCCCAGTTCGCCTGCGAACTCGCCCAACTTGTAGCCCTGCTGCTCCCACAGGGTGCGCAGAGTCTCCCCGATCCGCACCTGCTCCGGGTCGAGTCGGTGAAGTGTGTTCGTCGCCATGCCGCCAGTATGGAGGAACTAGGGGGAACCGTCAACACCCACGATGGGGAACATGGCGGACGACGGGTGTTTTCGCAGGTCAGCCCATCATCACGCCAGCGTGCTAGGCGGAGGTATTTCCGGACGA